GGGCTGTGCCTCAATGGTTCTGACTGTCATCGCTTTCCCTCCTTGTCAGTATCGTATCTTAACTCTGATTCGATGATTTTTCAAGTGGTTTTGGCAATAAGTCTGCGAACAGGGGAGAGAATGTTTTCCGGTTCAGATCGGTTAATTTGTCATATTCGTCAAATGTAATCTTCTCGCTGGCGTAGAGCAGTTCCGTAATTGTCTGTGCCTTGTAATATTCAATCTCATCTATGATTTTCTGCTGATCCATTTTGACACCTCCTATTGACAGCCGGAAAAGTCAACCCCTCCGGAGTCCTCACTACCAATAGGACACGTTTTCGGATTTTAGCAAAGGAAAATGCCCCCTCCAAGAGAAAAATTCTCCCAGAGGGGGCATAGCCTTAAATATCCTTCTGATTCACCCAACCAGTGACGTAGTTTCCGACAGGTGTTTTTCCGCAGTTTGCAGCAGAATTTGTAATACGCATTCTGCCTTTTACCACTTGTCCATCATAGAGATAGAATGTACCGCTTTTCTTTGTTCCGGTTTTGGCTGTACTGGACGCATACAAAGTGGCATTGTTCAGCGTAATCTTCGTGCCTTTTGCATATGTCTTTTCAGCTACGGTGTATACCACTCTGCCTGAATTGTCAAAAACGCTATAGCCTATCTTGCACACTTTCTTCGCATTTTCTAAGGAAGAATATGCCCCCAGCTGCGACTTCGCATCTGCCCAAGACTTTCTCGCTCGGTAAAGCTGCTTTGTTGCAAGAATAGGTGTTGTGGATGCAGAACCTGCATTTAAATAAGACTGTACCTTTTTCTTGAACTCCGCCCAATGCGGCAAAATGTACGCAGGACACATCTTGTACCGATTGTACATGGTGTTCAGCTGGTCAACAGTTCCGTTTCGTCCGTCACGAACATTCAGCCAATGAGTATGGGTGTAGAGGTGATTGATGTCCAATCCATATTGTTTCAGAAGTGCTGCTGCCAATTTCGCTGCATTGTCCTCCGACTTTTTATCAACAGAATTGTATGCAGAGGACATAATGCACTCAATGGCGATGGTTCTTCTGTTGCCGTTCCCAGAACCATCAGCGGCGTGCCAGCCGCTCAGGCTGTGGGGCAGATTCTGCCACGCACACACGTTATCCACATAGTAGTGGACACGCACATCCTTCATGTTGTTATTGACGGTTGCTCTCGTATACTGTTCCGCAGGGGTCGTTCCGCTTGCTACCGAAATCCAATCGGTGTTGTGAACTGTTACACCGATAACTTTGCCCTCCATGGAAACAGAGGGCATATCGATGTGGTTGGGATTGTGTTTGGTGAGCAAATATTCGTTGACGGTGACACCGCCAAATGTCGTTGTTGCATCCGGTCTTAAGATAGTCATATTACTTTTTCTCCTTGTCGGTGGTTTCTTCGGTTCTGCCGATTTTCGTTTGCAGAACATCGATTGCTTTTTGAATTGCAGGCGGATATGGGATCCCCATTAAACTTGTATTTTCCACGATGGAAAGCAGTTCGTTCAGGCAAAAGCTGATGCAAACAGCATCCCGGATATAGTTGGTATTCAGCAGAATATCCATCCGAACTGCAACGACGATCAGCATCAAGGTGCAAACCTTTTTCGCCAGACCGAACCAGCCAGCTTTGGAAGAAAGTCCGCCGCTTTCTGTGTGTTTGGACTTTTTCATCATGGCGGTGATGATGCCGGTGAAAAAGTCGATTGCCATAAAGACGACCAATGTCACCAAAGCGGAGTCCCAGCCGCCAAAAATGGCAGTAAAAAAGCCGCCGACCAAGCCGACAGCCACGCAAATAGTATCTTTCATCATATTTTTAGTCCTCCAGTACTTTCAGGAATCGGATTTTCGGATGAGAATTGTTGCTTCTGCCCACCCAGGCAAGGTAATATTCGCCGTCAGAAATGCTGGTGCATTCTGTGATGGTGGTGATAAAGGTGTCCGACTGCAGCCATTGGAAATCCAGAGAAACCGCACGATTTGCATCGATCTCTGTGTTCACATACACACCAATAGGAATGTCGATCTTCTGCGGTTTCTGCACCAGATACAGGCTTCCGGCTTCGCTGGAACCCGACTGATAGGACATCACGATTTCCGCATTTTTCGTCAGAGACAGAGGCTTTGCACAAACGGTCAAGACCGACTTATCCCAGTTAAAACACGTTTGCGAGTAGGACAACATGAAATCATTTTCTGCACTGCAAAACTGCGGATAAGCAGTCAGGAAATCCGCCATTGTCTGATACCTGCCGTCCAGAATCATACTGAGATTTGATGCATAGGTCGAAATGGCATTCTGCCCGGACTGAAACAGGACGGTGTAATTTCTGCCGCTTGTCAGATTATCGATTTGCTTTTGCAGGCTCTCCAAAGTACGTTCTGTCTTTTCTGAATAGACTGTAACCTTTGTGCTAAGCCCATTGATTTGTGTGCCGAAACCATCCCATTGTGCGATTTTAGCGGCAGTGATCTGATCCAATGCGGATTGATTTTCGTGGGTATGCGATTTATCTTCCAGGTGTGTGATGGAAAGTGTATGCTCCTGCAGGGTGTACGTCAGGTTGTCGGACAATTCCTGCACTTTTTCATCCACATAAGTAACCTTAGCATAGGGTGTAAGGTCTACGGCTGCACCCTCTGTTAATGTCACTGTAGTTGTACCATTTTTATCTGTAATGGTGATTGTGATAACACTGCCATCCTTCACAACATTCGCAATCGGGGAAAATCCATCTTTCCCGTCTGCACCGGTGTCGCCCTTTTCACCTTTTTCTCCGGGAATGCCCTGCAGTCCTCTATCTCCGGGATCACCTTTATCACCTTTCAAGGAAGAGAGCCAGTCTGATTCAGAGCCTTGATAACCTTGCTCTACCGCAATTTGATATGCAGATTTACCGTCTGTACCTTTTTCTCCATTTGCACCATGATGAAGCATTGCAGAAGTTTCACCATCAGCATCGACAATGGTAATTACAACACCAAACTCCATTTGCTCCGCCTTCACTTTGGGGGAAAATCCATCTTTTCCATTTTGAAGTCCAGCAGCCTTTTCGTCCAGTTTTTTCAAAAGCTGCGTATATAAATCCAGAGTCGGCGGAATTGGCGTATCCCCATCTGCGACAAAACCGGACGGTCGAATGTGAAGTGTGACGGGTACTGTTGTTGCACGCAGTGTAGTATCGCTTTCTGCATCGTAACCAAATAAACTCATCTTTACTGCACCGGGATGCAGTTCGGCAGGCAGCAAGCAGGTTGTTCCATCTATGCCAAGTACCAAATTGTATGTTTCTTCGCACTGGGTGAACTGCACCACTTTGTGCAGCGTTTTCCAAGCCCCATCGAACACGAACTTCACCGAAACAAATGCGATCTGGTCAGAGGCAATGATCTCTCGCTCCAGTGCTTCGATTTTTTGCTGTTTCACTAAGAATTTCATCATCCGTTTTTCACCTCGTTCCACACATTATTTTC